AATATACCTGACGAGTTATATGGAATCAATTTAGTCCTGAAAACCGGGTATAGCAATGCTAATATAATTCAACCTATAGAATTCTCTCAAGAAAACAATAAAATAGAAGGATATTTATCATGGGAAACAAACACTTCTAGTAGATACATTCCTCCTGGAAGCCCTATTGAATATTCGTATATTATAAAAACAAAATCTGGAAAAACATTTAACACCAAACCTGAGAAAATTGTATATCTTGATAATAATAGAACTTGGAATAATATAAAAAAGAAAACAATCAACGGCTTAGGTGTGCCCTTGCGTGAGCTTTAAGGTATGCGAGGCGTGGGCGTGTGTGCCCGTGTGTGTATATAGAGCTCGGAGCGTCGCTTTTGTGTGCGGGGGTGTGCCCTTGCGTGAAGAAAAGCCAACACCTACGGGGAAACTCGGGCTCGGTTTGTAACGTGATACCCGTTCAAATTTTTTTGTCTAATATTTACAGCTTAGATAGAGTTTCAGCCGCTTCATTAGCTCTATTAGGTGTCTGTTTGTGCCAGTTTGTCCACCCTTTTATATCACCATTCTCATCAAAATTGTATAATAACTGGTCTGCCGCTTTACTATACTCTTTATTTTTAAGATGTTTTATAGTATTTTTAAAGCCTTTAACATTATTTGTACCCATTTGATACACCATTTCTACTAGAACACCAAATGCTTTAGGGTCTAAATTCTCTTCAGGAATTATACTTCTAGCTCCATTTAAAGCTATCTCAAAGTCTTTCTCAAAGACACCTTCCCAATAGGCTTTTGTATAACCTTCTTTAGGTGGTTTTTCTCCTTCTAAAATCTTATGACCATATCCACCTGTTTGAAAGTTCTCTACACTGATTTTACTTGTATTTCTCCACCTTCAACACGCTTTCTGTTGTATTTTAAAGTATACGGAAGCATTTTAAAACCTTCATCGTCTTTAATCTTTTTCTTTACATAATCGTATTTATTTATTGCGTTATTTTTATCCATTTGTTTCGTATGTCCTATCGTTGTCCCTAGAAGTATCGCAGTTACAAGACCCACAGCAATTATCTTGATGAGTCTCTTTGTCGCAGTGGCACTCGTGTCCACAATTTTTACATTTCTCCATAATTCTATATTCATAAGAAGAGTGAGTAAGTAAACAGCTATAGTAATAGCTTTAACCTTTGTCTTCCCTAATACGGGTACTTAAATGAACCTATCCCGTCTAGGTTGTCTACCTACTGTGTGCTCCATAAACCTTTCTAAGTCTTTGTTGATTAGTTCGTCTTTATGTTGTTTATAAGATAAAGTTTGGTCTCTGTCCATTCTTTCAACCCAGTAATTAGCCGCAATAGCTAATGCGTCAATTTGGTCATCGTGTCTTAACGCACCTTTATCTCTAGTTATTCTAGTCATTTGCCTAAACAGTTGATGATTAGGTTCTAACTTGAAATCTTCTTTAATCGTATTCTCGTCTACCACTAGCCTATGAGTATTCATAATAGGCTCTAAGGTATCTATAATTCTTTTCTCTTTTTGTATGTTATGTCTTACCTCTTCAATTTGGCAAGGGTGTATTCTAGCCATAACAGGCTTTAATAACGCTGTAGCCATACCATCTCCAAAGTTAGATTCAATAACTACGTTATTCACTTTATTACGTTTAGCTATAGCTGAAAGCTCTTCTAAGGTAGCATCTGAGTAACCACCATCTAAAGCTCCTATATCGGTCAAATAAAGCACTCCGTGAAGCATTTTAAGCACCGCATACGCTGTTTTGTCTTCCCCACGACCCGCAGGGTCTATAGACATAGCTACCCCTTCAAAATCTGCGTATTCGTCAGATATGTGTAAAGGAGCAACGTAATAATCACCCTTTAATCCTACATTAGGTATATCAGGGTCTATTCCTTTAATCTGTTGTGTACCTGAAGCCCACTGAATTTGAGCAGGAGCTTTATTCCAAGTAGTACAACCTGAAGCTACAATTAAGTCATTGAGCTTTAAGGGATACCTATTAGCGTCAGACATTGTAGTGTCTAACATAAACTGTAAGTTAAATCCTGAACGTCCATATGAAGACAAACGCTCTAACAAATCTATACCATCAAATCTTTCAGGGTCAGTAGGTTCACCTTCTTTATCAGTAACATTAGAAATAATAGAAGATAACTTATTACCATAACCAATAGTTTGTTCTTTAGTTGGATATAACGCTGTCCATATTTTTGTCTTATAACCTCTTTCCTCTAATGTGTTATATAAACTCATTTCAGTTTGAGGTGTTCCTAAGAATATGATACGACCCACTTCGGGTTTAATAATCGCATCAAATTCTTTCACAGTTTCACTTAATCTATCTCTCATTAATTGTGTCTGTGAGTTATTTGCTGATTCTACGTCATCGGCAATAATTAAATCTGCACGAGAACCTGTAAGCTGTCCTGTAATACCCATAGATTTCACACTAGGTGCGTGAGATGCTATAGCAGGAGCTACATCAAAACTAATCTTAGAATGTCTTTGGTCATCTCTAGGAATTAGATGTTGTAATATTGGCATTTCATTGATTAGTCTTTGAGTAAAGGTACTAAAGTCATCAGCTCTGTTTTTAGAAGCTGAAACTACCAATATATTCCTTTGAGGATTTAGTAAAAGTTGATGACAGACAAATGCTGACGTAATCCAAGATTTACCAACGCCTCTGAAGGCTTCTATAACTAATCTACGCTCTTTTGACTGTAGATAGTCTGCTATATCATATTGTATGGGAGTTGGGTTAGGTAGGTTTAGAAACTTCCAACATAAATACAAAAAATTCTTAAAATTTTTTAAGCGATTATCCATTTGTGTCAAAAGGTACTTTCTCAAGAATGTTATCAGGTTTTGCACCTAATTTTTCAGAGCTATAAGTTTTACAAACTTCTAAACATACTTTCATTTCTGAAGCAGTTAGCTCTTGTCCTGATTTTAATTTTTGGTATGCGTGTTTAACTAATAATTCAGGTAATTCTTCTATAATTTTTTCTATCCTAACGTCCTTGCCCTCTGTATTTTTTTCTTGTGACGCTTTTGTTTGGAGACTTTGTGTGTCTTCCTTTTCTTTTTTTGGGCTTGTCTCTAACATATGTATTTACTCCCCACTTTGGTGCTTTCGCCATTTATTTCTTCTCTCGGTGTTTGTAGTATCTGTGATACACTTCTTTTTTGTAAGCCCACATATTTATTCTTGTTGTAATTCGGTGTATAAATCTTATTATGCTCATAATCATAAGAAGACTCCTTTTTTGTAAGTTTGTTTACAGTACAATAAGTAACAAAATAAAAAAAGAAAAATGCGTAAATTAAAGGTTTTAATTTTTGCATATATTAAGCATTTTGCTCAAATACTGACGGCTTTCCTTCCTCTATTGGTTTCATTTCCTTATCCCATTGGTCTTTTGATACACAGCTATAAAACATTCTAACTTGCATCGCTTTAAACTCTTGAACACCTACAGTGTCCATATAAGTTTCAGCAATTTCTGCAATAGCGTAATATCCTTTTTTATAACAATCATTTTCATTTGTAAACACCCATTTTTCATTAGTCATTGGGGGTAAACAACCTAAATTAGAGCAAAAAGTAATAACGAGTAAAATCTTACTCATTATTCTAATATTAAAGAAGTAATTTTCTTCTCTCCCATATAAATCTCTATGTTTGCCTTAGATTTTATACATTTGTAGACCACTCTATCAGCAGATGATTTATCCTTCATCGCATAACGCTTAGCCTTCAAACATTGACTTAACGAATCTTGAATACGATGTTCAATAATCTTGTGGTCTGAGATTAGTAATAATGCAAAAACCATTTCTACCATTTAATGTGCTCCATTTCCATTTCTAATTAATTTTTCTACATCTGTTTGTAGTTTTGAAACTTGTTCTTTTAAGAAATCAATATTAACTTTATTGTTTCTCATATTTTTTAATTCTTCTTCCATAGACTCAATTAAACCGCTCATATGTTCCACGAGCATAAAAAGCTCCGCTTCCCCACTTGACTGACCTAATTCTCCACGAGGATATTTAATTCTAAATTCTGTATTTTGATTTAAGTCTTTTTCCATTAACTCTAAAGTTGTACTATGTTTGTTTAGAGTCTCTTGTATACCAAAAAATGCGTACACCCCAACAGCTACGGCTGAGATTATTCCTATTAAATTACGCATAGGCATACTTATAGCAGTTTTATCTGATACATCTATTCTGTCTTTTTTCATACTATGATATAATTAACCCTTTCAACGTAATAACTAATTGAGTAAATATAAGTATACCAACTGTCCATAAAACTCTATTAATTCCATTTACTTTCTTTTCTAAATGGACTAAATGATTGTCTTTAATAGTGTCTACAGACTGTTTAATAAGGTTAATATCGCCTCGTACTCTTTCAACTTCTAAATTTAATTCATTAATATCTTTCATTATTTATAT